CAGGAAGTATGCACGATTCATATAATCGATTGAGAATGTGAACCCCATATTTGAGATAATCTGATCACGCTGTGCAAGGTTAAGATCTATGTCGCCCTCGCGATACATAATGAACCGCGGCATTTCTGCGACAACACCGTAATTCAGCTCGATAATCCATTCTATCAGCGTGTTAAAGGTCTCCTCAACGAGCTTGACATCTGACTGAATTATATCGTCTCTAACTTCAAGATGAACCTTTGCTGCTCCGTAAGTGCCTTTGTCTTGTATCTCGGTTGTAAGCGTCTGACCGAGTATCGCCTTTGATACTTCGGAGTTAAGGAAGTAGAGGAATTCTTTATACACTTGCGATGATGACGCTTTTGCAGATTCTTTCAGCTCCACTGAGCTGTCATCAGGAACAACTGCAACGGCATCTTGTATCATCTCTTCGAGTGTTTCCAATAACTCGTCATTCTCTTCCTGTGCAGTTCCTCGCGGAGTTTTGCCGATTAAAAACGGCATTCCGTATTTTTCAATGAATTGCAGCCAAAAACGCAGACCACCTTTCTTGAATGTGTAATACCAAAAGCACAAAGACAAGTCGGGAAATCCGTAAGGATTATCTGTCGTTTCTTCCTGTTTCGGCACGAGAAATTTCTTTGCCGGAACAGCTTCGCCGAGATAGTTTTCTTTGCTGCGGAATAACAACTCTCCGTTATCATCGAACACGAACCAATCAATAGGTTTACCCAATATTTTTGTCGGGATAATACAGTCCTTGCCGTTTATCGTCTCTTTGCCCCAATATACCTCAATCGGTTTATAACCGAATAGCGGAGCTTCGAGAATATCATCAACGATTTTGTATATCGGCAGTCGGTCGAATATCATCTTGATAAACTTTGCGTGCTTTGACAGACTTTTGCCGCGATCAATATCCCATAGCATAGACTTTGTGCCGGCTTTGCGGCTTCGTATGCAAGCCTTGACATGAGAGTCTGTCTTGATTTCTTTGTATGCCGATATTTCTTTGCCTGCTTTTCGCAGTATCGGATCGGGATTGGACAAGAAAGAACCGCAGCTGAAAAAAGTAAACGCTCTTTGCAGAGACGCAACTTCATCCGAGAGTTTTCTTTTGCCGATTGATACATTAATGCTGTCCTTGTCCGAATATTCGATTTTACTCATTGTCATATCCCCTTGCTATCGATGATGATTTTCTTCTGTTTCCTGTCGATATATTTATCGCACCTTTGTCATTCCCTACTGCGTAACAACAAAGTGCGGCAGCCCAAAACCTGTCTGCATGTCCGTCAGTATTTGATTGATTGACATCAAACCTAATATTCCCGGACAAGCCTATTATCTTCCTCACAGAGTGGAAGTCCTCTCTAATCTCAAAACTTTTCGGAATGCTGATACTGTTATCATCAAACCGTCTTTTTATGCCGAATGCAAGTTCTTCTTTGCTCTTCGGCGTGAATGTTATCGCTTCAACACGCATTTTGCCGAACTTACTCTGTGCTTCTTCGGCAAGCTGCATTCCCAATCCTGTGGCATCTATTGCCGCTCGTCTCATTCTTCGGTGCGATAATACGCTGAATAATATCTCTCGCTGTTGATCAAACTTCATGTCTTGCAGCTCACGATAAAAGCGTGTTATCACCTGTGATCCGACTTTCTCCATTCCCCATATCACCGACAAATGCTTCTTCCTCGCAATATCCATTCCGACAAAGAAGTCATTCTGAATATCAGCAATACTTGTCAGAATGTCTTCGGATTCTGCGGCAGCTATTTCTTCGTAAGTCAGGAATGCTGTTGCTTCATCAACCGGCACACATTCGTATTCCTGCTTCCATGCTGTATCATCGCCGCAGAGTTTACGCTGTTCCGCTATCCACTCTTGCCGTTCTTCATCTGTCAGCTGCCGCCCCGATACTTTGTCAGCAAGTCCGCATTTCACAGCGTCATAAATATCGACTTTGTGATGAGACCACGGCAAAGAACCATTGTTTATCTCCTCGATGAAACGATAATACTTGCAAGTCTTACCGTTATGCGTCGATAATATTCGGATCGGAAATCCCCATGTCGATACAGGAAACGCAGCTTTCCACAATTCATCAGCGTTTTCGTGAAAGGCGAACTCGTCAAGGACAATCTTGCCTTTCTTCGAGCGGAAATTCGTCGGACTGCTCGACAGTGCGTGAATCTCCGCACCGTTGGCAAACTCCAGCGTAAAGGCTTTTATTCCGGTATCGTCAATGACGATCTCACCGACATTCTTTGTTACAATGTTAAAGACCCTTGCCCAATTCACGCAGTACTTGATATATTCAAGCGATGCAGTTAAATCAGCTGAGGAGAACCACACGGCAGGAACGGCTCTTTTTACACAGTCTCGCACATCTTCATAAGCCTGTGTATAAGTCGCTCCAATCTGTCTTGACTTCTCCCACAATTTTATAGGACTGTCATCTTTCAGCCAATCAAGCTGGTATTGCATGAAGTAACTCATCGCACCCCCAATACCTGCTCAACTTGTGCAACCAATTCATCCGGCGACAGTTTACCGGCTGCCACAGTTGACGCTTCTGCGGTTTCATACTTCCTTGACGGCTCTAATGCCTGTATGAGACTTTTAACCGCGAAGACTTGCTGCGTGTCCCAACGGTGTTCTTCCATTCCGCGTGTCAGCTCGTCAACGGCAATCGTCGCCAGCTTGTACAGAGAAGAGTGTAGGGTAGCTTTGTTCTGCATGAACTCGTTCTTTTTGTTGTCCCAATCTCCGGCAATTTTCCAGCGTGACAATGTTTTTCGAGACACATTCATCGCGGCAGCAATCTCATTTAATGATTTTTGCTCTTCGATGTATTGCCTTTGAGCTTCAATCAGTAATGTCTCTTTACTCGCTCCGCCTGCCAATCTCTGACTCCTATGTTTTACTATAAAATCCCTATATTTTTGTTTGCATTTTGCAACTAAAATTATTTGCTTTCTTCGACAAGATGTTTCAGCACGATATTGAGTATCATTTTCTTTGCCTCATCACTGAATCCGAAGAATGGTCGAGCCGGAACATTTATGTTCATCGTAAACGCTTTGACAGTGAATGTCTTGCCTTTTCGTGTCCGTGTATGAGACGGCACAGATACAGGTCCTTTGCTGCCGAATTGGTGGAGTTTCGCATAAACTTTATTCGTGTAAACTCCTGCTTCCTTGCTGGAATGATACTGCTGAATGGACTGCTCCAACTGATAACTATCAGTCAATATCATACGCAGCCACGCTCCACGCTTGACTTTGTTTTTGATTGTGGACTCTTTCAGCGGTTTCCACCTTTTGCTGAGTGTTTCTCCCTCGCTGTTAAATATCAGCTTTGTGTAAGTACCGAGAAATCCTGCGATCTCACGCATCGCCGGTGTCAGATCTGCTGATTTTCTCAAAAGCTCCTGCAGCTTTTCCTGTATCTCGTTGTCGTTTACATTGATCTCTATGGCCATAAATCACGCTCCTGTTTTAACAATCTTTCCGGCGGTTCTGTCTTTGCCGTCTTGTTTGGCAAAGCATTGTAAATCGATCGGTGAGACAATCCTAAGTCCATTGCCAGCTCTGCAATATTGTTGCCGTTGAAATTATCGCTGACATATCTTCTGACAAAACTCTGTGAGAAATTCTTCGGGACAAGTACCTTCATTCCGCCAACCTTGTCGATAATATTGCTCAGCTCTCGTCTGCCGAATACTGCAAGCATTTGTTTCAGAGACGGAGACAAGCACAATACCTTTTGCGGAATATACAGCACTGTTCCGCGGAAGTACCGCATAAAATCCCTCGCGATCTCAATGCCACATTCTCCGGCGATGATTTTGAGATCATCGTTCGGCAAATCCTCGTATTCAATCAGGTCATATATTCGCATAACTTCTCCGTCAGGACACCCCCTCCCCCTATAGAGCGGCGTGTCCTCGTTTTTTACTGTTTTGTCCGTCTCGTGCCGTTATATTCGAGCTGAGCAGCATTTTTTGTCCCGTTTATGTCTCACAATGGGACAAAAATGGGACATGATTGTCCCGAAATGGGACATTTGCGTCACTCATTCTCACATCCACAAACACCGCCAAGATGTCATTCGCTTAAACTCATACTTTGCCGAATATAACTCACGCATAACATTGTCAAGGTCATTCAGTGTCATCGCTGACTGAATGTTGCCGTAGTTGTATAGCCGACACTCGTATTCGGCCCGCAGCTTATACACGCAGTCGTAGTGCCAGAATCCGCACGACAAGTCAGAAAAGCCTTTGACATAGCAGTATTGCAGTTCGTCGCCGTAAATCTGCTTAATCTTCTTGCAAGCGTATCTTGCCAAATCGTCACAGTCTCCGTAATCCGTGAAAAACTCTCGGTAAAAGTTGTTGTGGTCAAATGCTCCTCTCCAGCCGTCCCACTTGTAGCGATAGACACGCCGAGTCCATTCAATCAGCTGATCGATTGTCGTAATGTCATCGTAAACCCTTTTGTTTTTGAGATATTCGTCTTTGTTGCCGCTGATTGAATATTTTATCAGCGTTATCAGTCCGAATAAGTTTGCCCATATCACTCTGACGAAGTGATGTAAAATCCACATGCCTATTTTTCGCATTTATGCCCCCTGTTTATTCATCCACGGCAACTCTTTGATTTTGTCTGCCATATCTTTGCTGCTTTGTGCCATTCCGAAGCCGATAAGTTCTCCCATCGCCGATTCTGATTTCATGACATCTGAGAATCCGTGACAGTGATTGACAGTGAGGATCTCTTTGATCCGAGGATTGCCCTTGTAGTCACTGATCACAGACAGCAGATAATCGACTTTCATTGACGTGCCGAGAAGTGAGACTGCATTTTCATAAAGTGCTTTGTGCGTGAAGTCCTGATTGAACACTTGTTTGAAGTGTTCACAGAAATTGTCATACTGCATGTCAGAGTATGAAGCAGTCAGCTGCTGCGGTTTTTCTTCCGGCACTGCTGCTTGGTAGTCGTTTTCGATTGCCTTGATAAGCCATGCTCCCGGATTGTCAATGTTTTTTTGTTTCTGCAGCAAGTCAATCTTGCTCTGAATGTATGCGACATCATGCCTTGCAAGTATTATCTCCGCCTTGATGTCAGTAATGGCATAAGTCTGAATCAGCGTGTCACGCATTTTGGCTTGGTCGTCGAGTAGGGCAGATGTAGCCTTATCCGCCTCTTGCTGCTGCTGAGTGTCGTAGTCGATAACATTGTCATCGGGATCGAATGCCGCATCTTCGTCAATCAGGATTGAGTTTATATCCTCGGCAGAGACTTCAAGAGGCGGTGAGGCAACGTCAATATCAAGACTGTCAAGAAGTGCCATAGCACCTGCAATCTGCTCATTGCTCATATTCTGCAATCCGTCACAATCTGACACACTTTGAGATTGTGGAGAAGAAACATCAACAACAACAGCATTCGCAGTATTAATATTATTATTATTTATTTTGTTGTTGTTTATTTTATTATTATTTATTTTATTTTTTTCTTTTTTATTTTGGTTTGCATTTGCATTGCAAGTGCATTCCGCTTGCACATCCACTTTTTCATTTTGCATATTCACCTCATCTGCATTTGCATTGCATTTGCATTCCGCTTGCATATCATCTTTACTCAATGTTTCAATAACATTGTTGATGTTTTCGGGAAGAATGCCCGTTTGTGTTTCTTCCTTATTAATATCCTTGTTATTATCTTTGTTATCGCTGTTATTATCTTTGTTGTTGTTACTGCCTTTGCCTTTCGGTGTCTTGTCGTCTGTGCGTTTGTTCCACCGCTGATTTGCTGCCGACTGTCTTTTGTCCTGCTGCTCCACAAATGCCTGAATATCTTCTACCATTCGCTTTGAATAGATCTTGCCGTCCTGTTCGATAAACAGCTTGATATTGATACAGTATTCGACGAACTCTTCAATATTTTCGATTTGTTCCCAATATGCAATGTCTTCGAGGTCGTCCCTCTCTATGCAGCCGTTGTTGTTGTGCATAAGCTCCAGCAGCAGCCAATATTTGCCATATCCGGCAGAGCCGAATTGCCGTCGGATCTTACGCATCTTGTCGTCATTATGTGCGTTGTTGTCATGGTCGAAATAATACATTCCTTTCATCTTGTCACTCTCCTTGTCTCCTTGTTGACTTAAAGTAATACTTTAACCTCTTGAGCAGCTTTGTCAGTCTGCTCTCACGAATATGATGAGTCGCTCTTGTTATCCGAAACTCGTCCATTGTCATCACATCCATATTCTTTGATTTTGCCATCGTGTACCTCCCGGAAGATGAGATCGGGATAACGATGCAGGAATAATTTAAGTTTGATTGAATATTCCTTAGTCCGAACGCCTTTCACATCTTCTACAACTGTCTTGCCGTTCTCGGTGTAGCGAAAATCCGCAATGTAACACACTGCACGGATTTTATCACCGCCTCTAATAAAAGCCGGTAGTAATTCAAACTTTGGCCGTAATTCCAAAGAATGAATTAAACCAGCCTTAGACATAAGGAAAAGTTGATTATACCTAAGCATCTCTGCTTTGGAGTCGAATGTAATGTCGTGACAAGTGCGTAGTTCTCTCGCGGCAACTCCGTATTTATTTTTGGCGGAATGTCGGCGGCGAGAATGCCTTGAATTATAAAAGCCTCGTTGCTTCGGCATAAAACTCTCCTTATGCAGTCAGCAAAGAAACGATAGCCGCGGCAGCCCTCAAATTCGTGTGTGAAGCAAATTCGAGTTTATGCCGCTGTCGGTCGATACTATTATCGTAGTATAAATCTCATAATATTAGATTTATACAACTTTGTCAAGTGTAAAATTGTATTAATTTAATTTTTTTTATTCGGAGGTAAAAAAATGAAGGAAATGCGACCTTGGTCGGAAAAACTTCAAGCAATAATTGATGTTTTGAGGATTAATCAGAAAACTCTTGCCGATAAAACCGGACAAACAGCTCCGTATGTCAGCGAAATATTAAAAGGTAAAAATCAAAATCCATCTGCAAAGTTTCTGTCGGCTCTTGCACATCTCGGCATAAGCTGCGAGTGGCTTTTGAAAGACGAGGGCGATATTCTGCTGCCGCCCAATATTATCGGCATACCGCTGTATGACATTCAGGCTTCGGCAGGAGCAGGCAACCTTGTAGACTTCTTTGATAATCCTGCCGTTATTACATGGTTGGATATTCGGGCGGAGATCGTCGAGCGTTACGGCGGTCGTCGTATCGGTGCGGTCCGCATTCTCGGTGACAGTATGATGCCGACTTATCACAGCGGCGATGTTGCGATATTCGCATTTGATTTGATTGACGGTGACGGCGTGTATCTGCTCGGACTTGACAACGCTCTGTTTATCAAGCGGCTTCAGTTCTATCCTGAGCGTAATCAGATCGTCATTAAGTCCGATAATCCGGCTTACGAGCCGCGGACAATCGACGCTGCCGCCTGTCAGGTCTATTTCAAGATTATCGGGCGTGTCGTCGGCACATATAATTGGAATTAAATATTATATTGAAAGATTATTGAACAGGATTTGAATATATGTTGAAATGCTCACCTCTCGGGTAAGATTTTATTATTGTAAATCATCTTCACACAATGATTTACGATAACAAAATGCCTGTCAAGGGCAATTAACTCTCATTTGTATGCACTTTGTATCGGTTTTGTTCCGATTTTGTAACTCTTTTGTGCTTACTTTGGGATTACACAATATTCCGACCTGTTCAAAGTCTCACAGATTTAATGCTATATTTGGAGATTTGAACATGAAACTTTATCAAAGAAACGGCACTTATTATGTGTCAAACGGAAATCAGAAAGTATCATTATTCACTGACGACGAGCCGATGGCAAGACAGATCTATGCCGATTTGGTTAAGTCTATCGTAATGCAGAAACTGAATCTCACCATATCAATAGGCGGAGTAACGGCAGCAGCAACTGTCAAGAAAAGGAAGAAAAGACGAGTGAGAATAGAGCCTATTTATGCCGATTATTTGCAGTCATGCAGGCTTAGGAAAGTCACTGAAAATACGATGTTATTCAAGAAAAACACATTGGAGAAAATGCTCGACGCAGGGATTAAATACATCTCTGACGCAGATCAGAAGCATGTCAATAAATTCATCTCACTTGTATCGGTTTACGCTCAAGACACACAGCGGAAATACTTTACTTCATTGCTCTCATTCCTGAATGCAGCTGTCAAAAAAGGCTATCTGCGAGAAAGACAAGTCAAGGGATTGGAGATACCGAAGACCAAAGACAAGGTAAGGGATTTGGTTATAACGGATGCGGACTTGAAGAAAATATACGACTATCTGCGAGACAAAGATCCTGACTTTTACTTCTATCTTTTGACACTCTACAACACATTCAGCAGACCGGGTGAAGTGATTGAATTACAGGCAAAGGACTTCAATCTTCACGACCGATACGCAGATGTATGGCAAAACAAGACGCAGAAAACCAAGAGAGTGTATCTGTACAAGGAATATTGTGCGGAGATCGCAGAATGGCTGGCGATGAAAGGCAATGACTATCTGTTTGAGGGCAGAAATGCCGGAAGCGAGTTTTATGGCAAGAAGTTCAGCAAATTGCGAGACAGGCTGAAGATCAATCCGAAATACACCTTATACACATTCCGTCATACAAGCATAACAGAGCTGATGAATAAAACGAATGATGTGGAATTCGTCGCACGACAGGCAGGCAATAATCCTGAGATAACGATGAAACACTATATCAATCGGCACAGTCAGCATTATCTCGATATGATGGATAAAGATTGAATAGCATTTTGTATTTCCCTCTCAGTAAAACGAGAGGGCTTTTCTTTTGGATATTTGTGTAGAAAATAATCTGTTATTTCGTTATTATTGAATCTCGGATTTGATTTGATTATATCTGCAACCGTTGCAACAATCTCCAGCTGATGATCTGATTCAATCGAATTAACATACTCTGTAGCGGTCATAATAGGAAGCGTAAATCTTTCAAATACGCTCTTGATTTTGTCGCTGATGATATTGTTATATGCAATCTGTTCGGCCGAAGCAGTATCGACATTGTAGTAACTCTGAAATGCTTTTATGTCTCTGCTCAAAATATCTATCGAATGTGCATACGGTCCGAATTTGTATTGCTCGAACTTAAAATAATCTTCTCCGGCAAAAATATTCATAAAAAATGCCGCTTTTTGCAGACGAAGTTTGGAGAATTTATTGGGATCAAGTTTTTGTTTTATCTCCATTAAAATCAAATGCGATAATTTAAGCTGAGGAGCTGCCGCTTTCTCTACAGAAACATTTTGAGACGGCTCTATAACAGTAATGTCAATCGATAAATCCTTGAGGCTGTCGCATATCATCTTCTTGACAATATTCCAATTCAGACCACCGTTGCCGCATCCGAGCGGCGGTATCGCTATCGAGGTTACATTATTATTGATTATCCCCTGTTTTAATGCCGATAGTCCGCTTTCAATGAATGAATATTGCGACTTTTCTTTCCATTTATCTTTGGTCGGGAAGTTGGCGATGAGTTTGTCTTTTTCTCTGAAAAACAATATCTTGCCAATGCCGAATTTACCTGACTTACACTCGGCGACATAATGTTTGTTGTTATTCGGGAAACGCTGCTTGAATTGATATGCAATACCCTTGCCCATATACCCTTCACAGTTTACGGTATTGACAAGACATTGTGCAGAAGATGCAAAAATATCACTGCTGTCAAATCTAATCATATCTTCACCTTAAAAGAATGTATCATTTGACCATATCTCAAACGGATAGTTACCTATAATCGATGTCGCTAAATCATCGACAAATATCCTGCTCTTTTCGTCTTTTACAAAAATACAAAAAAAAGCACTGTAATATAATGGCGATACTGCAAGACACTCAGCCATACAAGCATTTTTACTTTCATTATCATTGAAATTGCGTGTTTCAGCTGCAAGCCAATTAATATTTTGCATACCGATTGACCAATCGTATACACCGGCATTAGCCGACAGCGGATGTGCCGTGCAGATCTGAAATCGGCTTTTTTGTGCAAACTCTCTTGTAATAGCGATAAAACAAAAGTCTTTGCTCGGATTGTTTTTGATTACCGCTCCGGCAAAAGGTGTTTTCTCGAAGAAATGAAAAGGAATATAATTATCGATATGAAGCTCTTGTCTCTTGCCAACGATTTCTTTATCTGCTATGTCTGTCAGAAGTAATCCTCGCCGAATCGCTTCATTCCGAGATAAAAGACCATATTGGAAGATATTCGGCAGATTGTCAAGAGCCGTCATGTGATATAAAAGTTTATTGTCTTGTATTCGCTTTGCCATAATATACTCCGTCTATTATCAAATTTACCACATTCTCCCCGAAATTTCAATATAATTTTACACTAAAAAATAATAAATAATATTTTCAAAAAAAAATTCCCCAAAAAAAA